TTTCGGTTCGGCTGGTGGAACTGCCCTGCGTAAAATTAGGTATAACTGGCACAGCGTAACAAGGAGCAGATATAACAAAGCCAAGAAGAAGAAGCCTCCTCATTCGATAGTAAGATCAACAACAAACTGACCTGTCATTACAATACCTGTTCCTGTTCCTGGTGTCATCGTAATAGTGTGATTATCTATTGCTACTGCTGCTGTTCCCACACTTCCTGCACTTGTAGATGTAAGGTCACTAAAGTTTGGCACAGTACCAACTGTAACTGCACTACCTGGTGTGGCATCTCCTTCTAAGTAGCTTGTAGTAAAACTAAACGCTTCGCCACTGGTTGCTTGCGTAGCAGAAGGAAAAGTTACTGCTGGTACGCCATTTGTAACAGAACCAAAACCACCTAGTGTAGCTGCTGAGTTAGAGTCAACCGTGGTAACATTATTACCCGAAATACTGTACGAAGATGCAATTTTATCAGCCGTACTAGCTGCCGAAAGAGATTCAAACTTTACACTAGAGGATATGGAATGATTAATGTCCGCATAAGCTGGTGCAGATACAAGAAATAAAAATGGAAGTAGCTTTTTCATTTTTTAGGTTTAGGGTTGATTACTTCAGCACCTTCTATTTTAATAGGTGTTATTACCCTTATAGTTTGAACCATACCATTTTCTGTGGCAACCTTGTCGTCTTTCTTATTACCTTTTTTAGCTTGTTCTAATCCGAAACTAGAAAGTGCAGTAGCCAGCAAACTTGCAGGAAAAGTTATATCCTGCTTTTCTCCCGTAGTAAGACCTGGAATCTTAGGCAAGTAGTTGCTCGTAACGAGAAGGCCACTCCAAAAAACTACCAAAAGCCTTACTGCGACTGAGATGTACTCAAATTGTTCTTCTTTATCCTCAAATTTTTCTTTTATCTTATCCATTACACCTTTTTTCTCTTCAGCCATAAAACTCAATATCTCTTGTTATATTCTAGCAATTTAGCTATGTTTGGAAAGTAACACATAAAAACGATGGTAAAAATCTTCAAACCTATCCTTCTAGTCTTTATAAAATCTAAAGCAATGAAGAGATTGATAGTGGATCTGTTAAAGGCAATAGCCAAGCAAACTGACAATACAATAGACGATCAAGCAGTTGCTTTTATAGAGGCCAGAATGTTTCCAGGCTCTACCACATCTCTTCAGTAAAATGAAAGTTACTAAATTTCTCAACATTGATATAGAGCCAGCACCACCAGAATTGGAACTAGAAATTGAAATGCAGTGTAGAGAAATTATGAAAAGTAATAATTTAGATAATGTAAAAAGATACTGCACTCATATGGTCAGGAAAAAGTTTGACCAAGATATTTTTATGGCCTCATTACTAAACAGACTTATAGAACTAGAAGCTGATCGTGTTGTAAAAGAAATGAGAAAAGAAAAGAAAAAACCTATTAATCCTATTGCAAAGTTTTTTGGTAATTCTAAGTAATATCTTTTTCTGTAATATCTACCCAGTGAAACATATCTAGTGTCCAGAGTGCCATTTCTGGGGGTTTTTCTTCATATCTGAAGGTTCTTTTCAAATCTGGATCGTAAAAAACTTGTCCAATATAAGGACTTTTAGGAAAAGCAATACCTAGTGATGATCGGAAGTAAATAGACATAATAGTTGTTTTAATTTTTTTGCTTTCTGCCTTCGATTCGTCTTTGTACAGATTCTCTCCACATCAACTCATCTTTGGCCTCTGCAATTTTGTATTCTGAACTAGAAAATTCACGTTGTAAAGCCTCATAAGCTACTTTTCTTACCCATGCAGTACCACGCATACCCTCTTTATCAGCAGCTTTTTCTATAAGTTCTGCTCTATTTGGGTCGATTAGCACTTGATAATAACTTTTGTTTCCGTGTTTGAGAGCCATTTACAATGTTGTTCTTGTACTACTCTACCACCAAAAAGGCAAATCGGCTTTATCAAGTTGCTTTTCCACATACTTTTTTCTGGCCTCTCTACGTTTTTTGGTCTTTCCTGTACGAACCTCTCTGGCTCTTTTCAAAAAATCAATGATACTAGCTAAGTCTTTAGTTGTCGCCTTCGGAATCTCTTTGTAGAGATCCTTCATCAGATCTACTCTTATATTCTTCTGCATAAGCAACAGGCATAACCTCCGTAAGAGTCTTGTAGTATTTTACTCCAATCTGTTTATTGTGCTTGGAGATATACCACCCGTGTTCGTTTTTGCAAATACCAATCATAGTTATTTCTTGTAAATTGTTTTTAAATAGTTGGTTTCAATAGCCTCTCTTTGCTTTACATATTCTCTGTTTGTCATATTTTCAAACAAGTATCTGTCAGACAAATTGGCTAGTGCTTGGCGATAATCTTTAGTAGCTCTTCTCTGCTCTGGTGTCATTAATGAACCTCACTCCATTTATCGCCAATGGATACTTCAGCTAATGCTGGTACGTCACCCAACCATTTAGCTTCCGCTTTTTCCATTGTAGTTTTAAGAATCTTAGCCCATTCATCTGCTAAATCTTCTTTAACAAGAAGTATTAATTCATCGTGAACGGCTGCTGCGATCATTACCTTATCCTCACCTGAATCTTTAACTTTGCTCCATAAGTTACCTAATGCACATTTTAATATTGCAGCACCAGCACCTTGTATTGGTGTATTGCATCTAACAGTAGTTCTGTTCAAATCACCTTTTAGAAACCTACGCATATTGGATACTGGAACTCTAGTCTCAGGCCATTCATCATCCTCAGTGGATCGTGAAAGATAATTCATTTTTCTTTGCCAATCACGAATACCACTATATGTATTAAGCCAGTTATCACGAATCCTTATGGCTTCTTCTGGTGACATAATTACACCACTGCTACCAGCATACTTTCGTAGACCTTCAGCACCAGCACCATATAACAAGCCAAAGTTTGCAGACTTGGCAATCTGTCTGTCGCATCCCATCTGTTCAGCCGTATAGTCGTGTAAATCTTCTCCACGCTGAAATGCAGCAGTCATGTTTTTATCTTTAGCTAAAGCAGCAGCAAGACGTAATTCCATCTGTGAAAAGTCAGCATCAACTATCTTCCAACCCTGGGGAGCTTGTACACATTGTCTAAACTCTGAATCTCTTGGTATTTGCTGGTTATTTGGCTTAATACTAGACATTCTTCCTGTATCTGCCCCAAGTTGCATATACGATGCTCGAACAAATCCATCATCTGACATCTTATCCTGTATGCTCTCTATCATCTGTCTACGTTTTTCTCTACGTTTCCAAGTAATAAGTGTTTGGATTGTAGGAGAATCAGCAGCACAATTTTTCAAGGCATCTTTAGCAACACTAGGTTTACCCTCATTGTTTACAGGAGTATACCCAAGTATTATTTCAAGTTTTTCTAACAACTGTTTAGAGCTTTTAATATTAAAACCAGCATATTTTTTAGTGCCTAATCTTTTTGATCCTGAATCTTTTGCTCGTAAATTAAACGTGCCATCTTCATCTCTAGGTAACTTTTTTCCAAGTGGTAAGTCATTATCAAGTTCTCTGATAAATTCATTACCCAGTTCTTTAATGTCATCTTCATAATCTATACGGCATTGATGTAACTCTTCTTTATTCCAGGGTAGTCCAGTTCGCCACATTTGAGCCATAGCTGGTAAAGCTCTGCACTCTAAAACGTATGCTCTTGTAAGTTGAGCATTTCTAAGTTTCTGATCTAAAACTTGATCTAGTTCGAGTAAAACTTCTATATCTTTTGCAGCATAAGCTAACTGTTCTTTTGATAATACCTCCGCACCCCAATCAGATTTTTGCTGTTCTTTAGATACATCTATACCTAATTGTCTCTTAGCTAGTGCGTCAAGACCGTGTTTAGTTTGAGGTATTCCGTTAGTAAGAAGTCTGCTGGCTATCATGCTACATCTAACAAAACCATTTAGATGTATGTCATGTTCTTGAAGCCAACCAATATCAAATACTGCATTATGAGCTAACCAAAATCTTTCAGTAGAACTGAAAAACTCTTCTAAATAGTTCCAATCGCCACGCTCTAATTCAAAGCAATCAATAACTACTATGGTTCGAGAAGAAAAACACCCCAACTGAATAAGTCGGAGCTTTCCTTCTTCTGGTTGTAGCTGTAATGTTTCTGTATCAAACGCAAGACTGTGAGCAGTACGCAATCTTTTTAATTCTGATATTCCGTAGTAAACAGAATACTCTTGTTTAGTAAGTGTTGAGGTCATGGGAGAACCTTAATTATGTGCTCTACTACTGTAGCACATTTGTCAACACTTGTAATGCTTTCGTATGTAATCGGGAACTTCGTTGTGATAACCCCTTGTGTCTAAATCTTGGACTAATGCGACCCACTGTGATCTATAAGGTTCTGTTATCTCTTTGTAAGTCTGTGCAAGATAAATACGTCTAGCAGTCTGAAAATCCATACCATTGTTGTTTGGTAGATAAGACTTTAAAAAATGAGCCAGGTTGCAGTTTTTATCTTTTTTAGCTCTGTGATACTTATTCTTTTTATGCCACCTAAATATGTAATTAAGTAAGTATGTAATCTTGTCGGGGTCTATTTTGGAACGATAGATTTTTGCCTCTCTTTCTGGAGTTTTATCCTTCCAATTTAATGGAGGATAAGTCTCTGTTGGCAAGTGTTTTACTGGTGCATTTAATTTAGCTGGAATAGTAAGTTCTACTATTGGTTCAGAAGCAGTGGCCAGTGCAGCTTCTTTTGCTTGCGCTTCATCATTTTTTGCATGAATAGCTTGAAGCTGTTCTTTTGCTAGAGGCTTTATATTATGCTCTCTATTAATATGTGCAAGTTGATCTTTAGTAAGATTTAATACACATTTAATAAGTACATCATTTTTCTCTTCTTGAAATACAACACTAACTGTATTATCTTTTTCAAGCACTTTATGTACTTCGCCTGACTGTACATCAATAGTAGATTTTTTGGTTACTACTTCCTCTTCTTTAAATTCCATAAAAGGATTTGCTGGTTTTAATATTGTAGTAGTCTAGTGTTAGTTTGTCCAGAGATCGAGCTTCTTTTGTAAACTTTTAACACTAAGTTGTGTGCATATCGAAACATCAAGTCCATAGCGGACTGCCTCTAAGACTTGGCTGTGGAAATACTCCTTATCAAAGTATTCAACTTGAGTTACTTTTTCAACTCTCTTTCTTATATGGTCATATTCTGTATATCGCACAGTGGCCAACGGACTATCATCAGCAGGAAATTTCTCTTCGTAGATAGTGACATTAATTGTTTTGTTGTTCAAGGATTAGTTCTCCCAAAAATTTTCGTTGTCCTCTATATACCTGGAGGACTCTGTGTATAAACCCTCTTCCGTTCCAGTAGAAGGGTTTTGATTAACAATCGGTTTTGTATTAACCCCTTCATTGTATAAACCTACTTCATCATCAGGGGTTTTTACAAAATTAGGGTTTATACCATTTTCGTTGTTATTCAAATCCGTTCCAGTATCTACGTTATTAGGTTTATACACATCATTTCGGGGTATATCACGCGTGAAGGAAGAAAATGATCTTGGTAATTCTTTACCCACTGATTTGTAAAACTTGGATGGTCTACCACCTTTACTTTTACTCTTTGGTACGTCAACTTCTTCTATCAATTTTTGATCCTCCAGCTTATTTAAGCTGTATATTATTGCACGTTTCCTGTGTAAACCACCCACTGTATCGTGTTCGACTAGATCTTTAACACACCATGGCTTACTCTCTCTTCTCATCAAACGTAATATCTCCAATGTATGAGTATTTGGAGTGTCCAGCCTAGCTTCATCTGCATTGTCTGGTGCAGGAGTTATAGAGTAGGTGTAATCAGGTAACAGGGTAAATATCATACGCAGTCCTTCACGGTCCTCCCTGGACTTCTCAACGCTTACTAAACGACTATTTGCATTAAGACCCATCTCGGCAGCATCATTCATTGATAGTTTCCTCATATTCCATGTCTCATCCACTGCGTTTTTAATCGCTGAAGTACCTCTAAACTTACCTTCCTTTGTGTTGTGATGAATAATAATTATTGAACAAGCTGGAAAGTCCTGTCCATTACGTCTAACAAGTTTTTTAATAGGCAGAGCATACTCTCTTCTGTTTTCTTCGTATGGGTTGCTGTCATTACACCCATCTAAACTATCAATGACTACAAGATCGTACTGATTCTTTTTCTGTATTTTCTTAAATCTTGAATACCACTGCATATCCCACTCAGTAATCACTTTGACATTCTTATCGCAGCCAATAAGTTTCATTTGCCTACGCAATATTCTTTCGTTCTGATCTCCATTCAACCAAAGAACCTTACCAACTGGTACGTTAACAAGACCACCATAAACATTAAAAGGTTTCCCCTGTCCAATATGCTTTCCTATTGTCTGGCACATAGCAGTCTTACCTGTACCACCATCTGCATGAACAAGTAATGTCCAAGGTTTTGGTAATAAGCCTGGAATTAAATATTCAAAAGGTGTGTCATCTAGTTCATCAGGGGTCATAGGCTTTTGGCCTTTTGTCCTGTTAAACATTTCGTGAGTATCAATCAGCCTTTCAATCTCAGCAGCATTACCACGTTTAGCTTCAATAGCTAATTTATGGACCGCTTGGTTATGTAACGCAGGGTTTTCATTTTTAGGATCACTGTCAATATCCATATACCGCTGAATGAGATCCTCACCATCCAGTATTTCTTCCTTGTATCGAAGCGGAATAGCCTCTACATCTTCGATTAATTTGTCTAAGCCTGTCTCCTTGAATCTCTTTCTATCTGGATCAACGTCATCTGCTAATTCAATAAGGTGAGACATATTGTATCGTGCCCCGTCATTTCTCCAAGTTGCATACCATCTAGCAGCACAAGGATCTTCACCACCATCCCAACAATGCTCGTAATCTGGATCACGTTTACTCCACTCAGTCCAAAGCTCTAAACCTTCAATACCTGGCAACTCATTATTTATCATTGCCCCTATTTCCCACCAGTAATGCTCACTGTTTGGTCCTGTGTATTTAATTACACTCAAACAACCGCTAATAATCGCAATTTTTTCTTCCTTGGTTCGCTTGCTCCATCTGTTATCTACATACTTGACATCAACATCCTGATTCTTCTTTTTGTATTGATCTTTCATACGAGACAGCAACCATTCTGGTGCTTCTGGTACGTCAAATAAATCACCCTCTAATTTATATTCACCTTTACCAACTTCTTCTTTGTAATATTCACCAGCTATTACACCCTGTCCACCCCATAAAACTTCCCATCCTTCGTGTCCAGCAGCAGTATGGCTGATAGCTTCCAAGTCAGACCACAACTCTTGAGGAACTTTAAAGATGAATTTTGCAGCGTTCTTTTTTAGTGAAGTAACTTTCGGTGCTTTTTTGAGATCTTTACCCCATTTCTTTTCAATAGCACCTAAATTTTTATCTACATCAAACATCACAAGACCATCTGATCTAGGTCCAGTAAATACTCCGATAGCTTTAAAAGTATCTGGGTCTCTTTCAATCATTAGAAGAGAATCATTTACTGTTAGCTTTTCTTTCCAAGCCTTACCAAATGGTACTTTTCCATCAGAGTATCTATCTGGACTCGATTCGTTACGTTTTGGTAATAAAACACCCTCGGCATATATAGGACAGGTCAGCCATGTCAATGGCATTTCAGGCACAAAATCTTTATTACTCATGTGTTACAATACCTCTTGTAGACTATATGTTGAAACCCTGAAGGAACTCCACCCTTTAGGGTTTTCTTATTATATAGCATTGACATTGATTTGTCTATGTACTACAATAATAATGCAACTTAGGCTTTCATAGCCAACACGCATTATGCCTTTTATTTCTACTATTGCCAGAGAAGATGCTGCTGCTTCAAGTAGCACAAAAGATGATTATTTGAACCCCACAAATGTCAAAAGCGGATCAAAAGTCCGTTTCACTTTATTAGCTGAAGAGCCATTCATGTTCTATGAACTATGGGGGCATGAAGTTAATGACCCTGAAAGACGCAAGCCTTTCCGTTTTGCTGAAGAACCAACACCAGAGGACATTGAGCAAAAACTCGGTGACGATTATGTTAGATCACTCAGCAGAGATGGCAAAGCTCCTGAATCTTGCAGGATAGGACACGCAGTTCCCGTTTACAATTACGACCTGGAACGAGTACAAGTTCTTTCATGGACACAGAAAACTATTACTCAACAATTTGATGTAATTAGTCAGTTAGAGGATTATGCCGATTCTATGACTGAGTGTGATTTCTACCTGTCTCGTGAAGGACAAGGCACAGATACAAAGTACACTGTGCAAGCTGCACCTAAAAAGAAAGCTATGGCTAAAGCTGTAGAAGAAGCGTGGGATGCAGAAAAAGAGTTTGATCTTGAAAGACTGCTCAAAGGTGGCAATCCTTTTAAGGAAGAAGAGTAAACGCCATTCATAGGGGGTCATAACTGACCCTCTTTTTAATGCTTAATAATCTGTAACAGGCTAAAAAAGTATTTAGTTTTACATACTTCTATGTATTAATGCACTATTTTACACGCATTTGTACGCTACAAAACCTCTAAACGCAGTATATTGTACGTTTAACTATTTATGATAGTTTACTACACCAATAAATCTGCTATATTTATTTCAAACCTCGCTTTATATGTCTGACTTCCAATACTACGACACCAACTTTCACTACAATCACATTCAAAGATACTTACCAACAATAGGTAAGTGGGTAAAATCCAAGTGGATGGAGGAATATGGTATTGAACCACGAACGGGACCTCACCAAATGGTATCCAAGGATGGCAAGTTGCATAATTGCGAGGTCTTTTATTATCCCGAAACCTGGCTAAAGAAACTATTTGAGGTATATTAATAATGGGATCGTGTATTTATTCACCAAACATGGATACGCTAGACAAACAAAACGCACTAGCTTCCCTGGCTAAATGGAACTTAGCTCAAGATAATAGTGGACCGTACAGAGTCTACCGTGATGGTGACGACAACATATATCACTCAGTTACTCATATTTTAAAAGAAACCGCACCCCAACATACAAAAGATGCCCTTGAAAATTGGCTTAAGAGGTCCGATTCTCCTTTGGAACGTGATATTGCTTGCGAAAGAGGCAAGCTCGCACACAGTCATGCAGAGTTTATTCTCAAACTTGCAGCAAAATTTGCAAGACAAAATGCCAACAAAAGAGGTATATGGCACACAGGCGATGATGGATTGGAACGCTGTCCGAAAAAAGTCACGCAATGGGGCTTACAAAAAGCAGTTGAATCCGCACCGCGTGTTAGCTGGAGTGCGTCAGGCTACGCCAGAGGTTTACGATCATTCATACTGGAACGTGTAACCGCCATTCATGCAGTTGAGTTCTCCGTGTACAAACCAGGATACGGATTTGCTGGCACAGCAGATGCTTTACTTGATATTGATGGAGATGGCCCATTCATAGTGGACTGGAAAACAGCTAAAGAAGTTAGGTCAGATGATATGATTGAGCAATTTTGCCATCAACTTGGGGCGTACAGTCTAGGTTTACAGCATCTCACAGGCATAAAACCAAAATACGGAGCAGTCGTGGTAGCTCGTAGGAGTGGTAAACCACAAATAAAGCTCCTCAACAACCTAGAGTTGCGAGGAGCAGAAACAATATTTTTAGATAGAGTGGAACGCTACTTCAAAAACCTAAAAGAGTTAGCTGTTGTTTAAATCATCATCATCTTTTTTATAAAACATATAAGTAGAAGAATCTTTATCAATAGCTAATCTTACCCAATTATTTGGGCATTGATCTAACCAATCGTGAAATTCATTGTCCATTGTACTTGGGTCGTTAGGCATTGTTCTTCTCCATAATAGATTTTTCTTCTTTAGTTAAACAATCGTAGTGTACTCTATATGACCCATCAGAAAATTCTGTTGGTTCGAGAGAGTCATAAACGTCATAAGGAGTGCAATCTTCATCACAATAGATTTTTTCATTACACCTATCGCACTCTTGAAAATTACATTCTGGACATAAGTAACCGATATATTTATCGTTATCGGCAGGGAGTCTATTAACAAATAGACCCGTACCAAACACAGTAGATCGCATACATTCGATACACTTGTCTCCTATGTCAACTTGTTTGCATTGCATAGTCATAACCAATCGTGCCATACAGTACCAAACGAAGCCATCATTTCTTCATCTGTTGGTTCGTATTCTTCAGCAGGGAAGTTCTCTTCATCTTCTGGAAATAACCAGTTTATTTCAGCTTCCTCACGTTGACTATCCAGTGCGGATTGATGGTTGTGCATAAATGAATCAGTCATAGTTTTCTAAATCGGGTGGATAATTTTGACCATATTTGGATTGTTGAGAGGTATCTTTCGTTATCCTCCTCAACTAATTTGTAGTTTTGTGCTATATCCCACACTTGGTCGAGAACTTTTTTGTTCTTATCTATTCGTGTTGGGTCGCCTGCCTTTTCTTGTTCCCATTCGTATTCCCTAAGAGAATCAGCATAATACCTGTAAGCAGTACTTTCAGGTATCTTGTGATCTACTACAAGAATGTCGACAATATCTTTTCTTTGTAGTTGCTCTTCTGGTTTTTTATCTTCATTAGAAACAAGTAATTTTTGAATAAAATCAGTTGCCTTCTTTTTATCCATTATTCTGCACCAGCACTACAGGACAGTATAGTTTCAAAAGTTTTAGAATTTTGGACTGTTACTAGCCCTCTATGTTCTTCACACATTTGAAGCATTTTCTCTTTAGCTTTTTTAATACTGTTTGTATAAAATTCAGTCTCGCAACGTGAACCTCCAACAGTATATTTAAACTTGTTTCTTGGGTCGTTAGGTAATCTTTTAAGTTTTTCCTGACCTAAAATTTGAAGCAGTCTTAAAGACTGTTCTAAGTATTCTTTTTCATTCATTGTGGTAATTAGCGTATTTAATAAAAGTGGATTTAAACGCATTAAATAGTATGGTTCGATTATTTGGGTCGGCTTTTAAATAGCAAAAAGCGAGGGAAGCTACAAAACTACCCCCGAATCTTTGCATATTGTGTAGCATGGGAATTATCTGATCTTCTTTCATAAGTAACCACAGTCCTCCTCGCCTTCCAATTCGTAGAACCAGTTGACGGAAATAAATAAACCATTGCTATAAGATTCTTCAGATTTATTCTCATATTTGGAACGTAATGCCTGACAGATTTCTTCTGGTGGACACCACGCAGTATCAAAAGTAACCTCAAGGTAGTCTGATTCGTCTTTTGTAATTTTTACCTCACAGGCTGGCCACTTCGTACCCCAATGTTTCAGTCTCCAGTCATACCATCTATCATCTTGCTGACCAGTAGAGGCAAATTTTGGAAAATCCCACTTTTTGTTTGGGTCGGGTGGGGTAGGCAGTTCTCCAAGTTCTCCCCTTTTTACACGAATAGAGTTATTTTCATGTAATTCAGAAAGTGGAGTTACTGTCCAGTCTGGTTCGGGTATTAGAGCATTAAAAGGATTTTCACCTTCAAAAAGTTCTTTGACTTCTTGTATTTTTTTGGAGTCGTCACCTTTAACGCGGACTCGGTTGTATGTCCAATTTGGCATAAGTTACACCTCAGTAATTAATTGTGGATTAGTGAACACTTTTATTGTAGTACATTATATGCTTTTTTGCAAAAAATTTTTCTCACTTTTTATTTTTAGTGATAATTCTGAGAATTTGAAAATCGGCCATTCATAGGAGCTATTTTGTTGTTTTTTGCATTTTTTCATTTTTGAAGATTTTGGCCAAAAATCGAGTTATTTCAATAAATCCGTGCAAAATCGTGCAAAATCTGACCCCGCACACTATCCAGTGTGTAAAAATCAAATTAAACGTAGTGGATTGTATGAGTAAAAATACCTAGTCAAAAATACTAGTAATTCAAGATAATTGATAGGGAAAATTAGTCAATATCTATATACAAATACTTATTATTGTAGTAATATAGAAAGGACACTATATAGTGTCTTTTCAATTACACCCAAAAATTAAAATGAACAATCAAATTGAACTTTTCAAAAATCAATTAGAAAATACATTAAGTATTTCTAATGAACAATTTTCAAACAACATTAACAACCAATTAACAGCCGAAAAATTAGGCTATCAAAATTCCAGTAACGAAACAATTTTTAAGGGGTCAAAATTTATTGATGATACTTTTAAAAATGATTTAGATATTATATGGAAAGAAAACGAGCTAGATTTTGAAGCAGTTAAAAGAGATTTATTTTTTAAAAATGCAAAAGGGGAAATGGTAAAAATAAAAGATTATCAGGCAATATGCCACGATACAAAAGACCAACTTCTTAATATTCCAAAAATGCAATATACAACACTACAACTAAAAACAATAAAAAATCTTATTAAAGAGATTCGAGGAAATACCACAATAGAAAGCATAATGAATGTTGACAACAAAAGATTTGTTTTCAACTTAGCGGTAGATGGTGCAATACAAGATGTTAAACAAGATGACCCGCACAAACTAAGATTAGTAATTGTTTCTAGTCACGACTCAAGCGTTAGCTGTCATATTTCGTTTATCCACTTTCGCATGTTTTGTTTTAATCAAATGAATAAATTAAAAGATTCTAACCCGCTAATTTTCAAACATACAAAAAGTATTAACGATAATGTAGCTCGAATAAATCAAATTATTGATTTTAAAAAGGGTGAGTTTACAAAGTCAATACAAGATTATAAGTTAATGGTTCGTAAAGAGATTAACGAAAATCAAGTTAAAGAAGTTTTAGAAAAATTATATTTTGATAAATGGAATAATAAAAAAGTTTGTATTGATAGAACACTAAAACAAGAAAGAGATAAGACATATTTAGATTTAGTAGAGGTTAAACAGATTAAAGAGAATTTAGAAAAAGAATTTAGTTTAAATGGTAGAACCGCATACAGTTTACACAATGGGATTAATTACTATTATTCTCATCAAATGGGGGCATCAAATATAAAAGATGAAAGCGAAAAGGCAAGAATAAGAATGGAACAGAACTATTATGGTAAAAACTCAGCAATTATTGATAAATCAAAAGAATTGTGTCTAGCTTTATGAGTTAAGATACTATTCGACACTATACACCCCGCCAAAAGCGGGGTTTTTTATTGGCCGAATCTCAAATAAGACTAACTGAGAATCCTATAATTTTAAACTTGTTTAGGTGTGTTTGTACTGTAGCACATTTTATAATGTATGATTATTAAGTTAAGACTAAAGAAGTGTTGCTATGACTAGGTTTTTTGGTTGCTAGTCTTACAATTCTCAAGTGTTTTCAGTGTGTTTTATTGCTTATATTGTATTAGCTTATGTTGAAAAGTACGATATAATGAGGGTAGGCAATAGCCTATTTTAAATTTCACCCAAAAATTAATTATGTCCACAAGATCAGTTATCGGAATTTTAAACGAAGATAAAACAGTATCTTCAGTTTATTGTCATTTTGACGGATACCCCGAACACACGGGCTATTTTTTAAAAAAGTTTTTTGATACCACCGAAAAGGTGCAAAATCTTATATCTAATGGTGATATATCATCTTTAGTAAGCAGCCAAAATTGGCAAAGGGAAAAACACCCAATGATTAATAACAAACAAGTTTTAAAAACTTTGTATTATATAGACCGCCCCGAACCGTGGGAACAAATCAAACCACAAAAACATAAAGGTGTTTTAGAATTTTTTCAACGTGATTGTTTTGATGAATTTAAGTATTTGTTTCTACCTAGTGGAAATTGGAACTATAACAATAAGGGTGTTTGGAAGTGTTACGAAACAAGTGACCCCACCAAACCCGCACCATCTGTTACTATTCCTGATACATCAAGATTTTTTGATGCAGATAAACAAATGTTTGTTTATGGGTTCTCTAAAGTATCAAGAATTAAAGAGTTAACAAAATGATTATCACATTAAAAGGAAAACTAATTCCCAAAACAATTATCTTAAATCCAAAATGGAAAAAACCAAAAAACAAAAATTCAAATCAAAAATCAACAAAATCATTATCAGATTAACAAACGAGGGCAACCATCCCACCGCATCACACCTTTACAAAACTTATTTCCTAAATTAATTATGGATTCTGAACTTATCAAATGGCTTGCACAAATGCCGAAAAATTATTCTTTATCAGGTAGTAAAACAAGCTTTTACAATGGTGAAAAACAATTAAAACTATTCTTAAAAATAAAAGATAATTAGTTGTTTTTAGTCTCACTGCTCATACTACCAGTACAAACACATGACACAACCACAACGCAGAGTACCAACAGCCCAAGCGATAAAGATTGAAAACAAAAAATCTTTTTTCGCTATGATATTATTTATCATTTTGTTTTTTGGTGCGAGCTACTACGCACCCGAACATATAGACGGCTACACCACCCCACCAAGCCAAGCAAAATAATACACGCCCGCACACAATACACCACGCCCGCCCCGTGCGGGTTTTTTATTGTTTGTTATTTGTACAGGCCACCGCACCCCACCAACACCCCACACACCAAACACCCTATGCACAGGCCACCACACTCACAGGCCACCGCAGGGGCAGGGTCGCAAAAAATTTTATTTACTATGTTGTAGCCCCGAACCTACTGATAAATCTACAAATTAAGACTACTTTTTCTTTTCTACGCTTATAGAAAGCTGTGGAGTGTTTAGATTAATTGTCTCTTCGCTTTCCCCAAGCACTTTGCCTAACGAATCCAATATCTGAGCAGCAGTTTGAAGCTGACCCCTCTTCATCGCCTTGTTGAAAAGCCTCATCCTCATCCCCTGGAGTCGTGCCACCATCTTCTCTCTATCTTTTTCCCAATCTTCATCGTTCCATTCTTTTACCTTACCCCAATCTCTCCAGGCTGTATCCACCCCAATATTCTCTTTGGAAGCGTGATCAAGTACCAACTGTCTAGTAGTCAAGCCCTCAAGCTGACGACTATACAATCTTTGCCTCCTAGCTTCAATAACTGAATCTGGATTTCTTCTTCCACAGACCTTACCACCCAACGGAGCGTTTGGACTGTCTACATCTGGTCGATAGTATGCTTGAGCCACGGACTAAATAAATACTAATACTTGAATAATAACCTTAAAAACACTATTTAGTCGACCAAAACACGGAAATTTGTTCATATTTGGGCTATTCTTTACTACATGAGCACAAAAACAGACGAGAAATTATCACTTAGATGGGCACAGGGGGAGGTGTTCAACGCAAAAAACCGATTTAGAGTCCTCGTGGCTGGCAGAAGATTCGGAAAATCATATTTATCCTGCATCGAACTATTAAAAGCAGCAATAGACCGCCCAGGTGAAACATACTTCTACTGTGCCCCAACTTATCGCATGGCAAAAGACATAGCCTGGAAAGAAATAAAGAAACTAATCCCAAGAGAATGGATAGCATCCAAAAATGAAACCGACCTAAAAATAGAACTAATCAATGGATCGCTAATCGAGCTAAAAGGAACCGAAAACGCAACAACCCTGCGTGGCCGAAGCCTCGCTGGAGTAGTACTTGACGAAGCAGCCTTCATGGATTCCGATGTCTGGTTCCAAGTAATCAGACCAGCCCTAGCAGATAAACAAGGTTGGGCACTTTTTATATCCACTCCTGATGGCACAGCCTCATGGTTTTATGATTTATGGTGCTACGTTCCAGAAGATGAAACAGGTGACTGGAAACGCTGGAGCTTCACAACAATAGACGGGGGTAATGTTCCAGAAGAAGAAGTCGAAGCAGCAAAGGCCCAATTAGATACCAGAACATTCAAGCAGGAGTTCGAGGCAAGTTTCGAGAATCTCACGGGTCTCGTTGCAGTCTCCTTTTCAGATTCCAACATTTCTAGCGAAGCGGAGGACATATCTATCGCCCCACTTTTATTAGGAGTCGATTTTAACGTAGATCCACTTTGCGGAATCTGTGCAGTCCGCTACCA